GCGTGGTTAATCGTGAGGGTTCGGTCTGCCATATTAGTATTTGTATTTAATTAGTAAGAGATATTAGCGCCACTACCAGATGAACCAGTGTTCACTGTAGAGCGACGAACGGTAAGAGCAGAAGTACCACTCTTTTTGGAGGTCTGGCGTTTCTTGAGCGCCTTGTTTTCGACCTTCTTAGCCACCTTAGTAGGAGGTGGGGGAGGTGCTGGTGGAGGTACTGGATCTGGGATCTTGGGAGCTGATGTACACATAATATTATTCTGGGTTGATTATATTTTCAGTTTGAAGTTGGTAGTGGTGCTTGATGAAATTCACCACGGAGCGTTGTCCATAGTGAAAGTTAAGCTGAGGAACACTGTCTGTTGCAGGGAAATCCTGAGCGGGAAAGGAGCTCTCTAGGGCATCTAGGAGCGCCTTGTTAATAGGTGGCATTTCTGCTTGATTATCTATTTCCATCGTTACGGTAGTTAATTAGTTTTCGAGGTCGTTAAGTTCACTTGGAAGTTTACCTTGCTCTACCCATTTCTTGGTTTGAGTAAGGCACATAGCGTTCCAGATAATAGCACCCGCGTGGTCTTCTGTAGTATCACCTTCAATGAACTGCCAGAGGTGACGATACAGGGAATCCACGTAGCGGCTAAGAGGAATACCTTGCTTCCAGTTATCCCGTCCGTACTTGGTAGCTCCGTCTTCAAACCGCCGAGAAACAGCCCGAAGAGCATCTATAGGTATCAAGGAGGGATTCCCTTTACCTTCGGAGGCATCTCGGACAGCTCCAGTGGTGAACTCGGAGCGAGCCCCAGAGTCAGGGAGAACAGTTTTAATTACTTCAGTCATGTTTGAGTTGTGTTTGATGTTGGCTTGTTCGATGTCGTTTATTAGTTTGTCTATTGAGTTCATTTCTCTGGTGTCCACAAAGTTACTTCGTTGGTTTCAAAGTCGTAGTCCCCGTGTCTAAGGATACGAGCTAGACGAGCAGTCATTAGAGCGTCATCCTCGGTGAACCCCTTGGCTTCGTAGGCGTCTACAACAGTCTGCCAAGTAGCTCCGTTCTTCTCTAGGAGTTTCTTAGCTGTCATAGGGCCACAACCTTTGAGACCACCAAAGCCATCCGTAGTGTCTCCCATGAGGGATTGTACGAGGTGGAAGTTATCGGCTTCTTCCTTGGTGATGATACGCAAGGTGTCCTTCAGGTGATTGTACCAGTGGATTGGAAGTGTTCCGAAGTCTTTGTCTCCAGAGACAGCAACACGGGAGTCAGGGGCTGCTGTAGCCCACACACCGATAGCGTCATCTGCCTCAATTCTTGGATACATAACAGAGTCATATTCCTCCATCATCCAGTCACGAAGCTCACCGATGCCTAGAGGCTTGCGCTTGTCTTTACGGTTGGCTTTGTAGGCTGGCCACATATCGTGACGGAACGTACGACTAGGAGAGAAGAAGACCTTAATCTTCTTACTCTTGAGTGCTTTACTGATGGTATCAATGTTGCGGTCTGCTTCAGCTTTAGCTTCTACCATGTTGGTTTGAAGCGTCCACGTATTGTCATCCCAGCGCATCTCTTGCTCAGCCGCACAAGCAGCCTTGTAGAGTAGCATGTCACCGTCAATCAATAATAACTTATTCTTTGTTTCTTTCATATGTGTGTGTCTTTTAGTGTTGGTGTTGTTGTAGATAGGAAGCAGCTGTTGTTAAATTTTCAACTGAGTCCTGAAAAAGGCCGAGAGCTTGATTACATTTGTGGCATAATAAACCACGAACTTTACCCGTAGTGTGGCAGTGGTCAACGACTAAACGCATTTTATGATTGGTAGTCATAACCCAGCCCTCTTTACCGCAAATCTTACAGCTAGAGTCCTGTTCCTTAAGCATGTCCTTGTAGTCATTAACGGTAATGCCGTAGGTACGTTGAAGATATGCACTAGCGTAACCAGCATCTTTACATTTATCGGAGCAATAAAGCTCGGAGGGAGCCTTAGGTATGAAGGTATTACTACATCCCTTACATTCTTTAGGTTTGAAGTAGCCCTGAGGATATTTAGAAGCATGAGCAGTTTGCTCTTCCTTTGATGGGTTGTGAGGAACGTACATAAATTAATGGGTGTCGTTCCAATTTTTACCAACGGAATACTCACCGTCGATTGGACAGTTGAAGTTGAGAACCTGACCCGCTTTACTTAGAGCATTACAGAAGGTGCGACCTAATTCATCTGCGTGTTCTGGATCACAGCTGAATTGAATTTCATCATGGATGTTCCCATGGATCTCGTGAGGAAGCTTAGCCATCTTTACAAATTCCACTAGAGCTTGCTTCATCACAACAGCACCCGCTGATTGAAGTAACAAGTTCAAAGCCGAGTGGGGACTACGGCAAGGCAAAGGACGTCCGTCAATACCTCGTAACATGCCTTTCATTTCCAAAGCATTTGATACTGCTTCTGTAAGCCGACGATACGCGGGAACCTTTTTGACGAAGGAAGCTTTAAGACGTTTACCTTCCTTAGCTCCGCCGTTTGATATGGAACCTAGACGAGCATCACCTCCGCCGTAAATAAGGCAATATATCGCCGTTTTCGCTTGGTCTCGCGTCTCCAAACCCATTGCTATGCGATTTGCTGTGTGAATATCTCCAGTGAGGATCTCCTTGGTGTAAGCACCATCATCCCAGTTGTGGAGGTAGTGAGCAAGACAGCGCAACTCTAGGCCACTAGCGTCAGCACCTACAAGCACCTTGCCTTCTGGAGCTGTGAAGCAAGAGCGACACTCAGCACCATAAGGAGCACGAGTAGAAGGAACTTGAGCCACATTAGGATTCCTGTGTGTGCATCGACCAGAGACAGCTCCGTTGGTATTCACAGATCCGTGGATACGTCCGTTGCGCTCTAGCTTGAGCCACGCTTGCTTACCCTCAGCCACTTGACCAAGACGCTTGGTAACGAGGAGGTACTCAAGGAGTTTCTCGGATTGGGGTGTGCCGATGTCCTTGAGTACCGCCTCGTTGATTGCTGGTCGTTTGCCCTCGTAGGAGCTAGGCTTCCAGCCATTAGCCATTAGTCGCTCAGCTATCTGATCACGACTGTTGGGGTTGAATGGGGTTGTCTTAATAACAGACTCACCCTTAGTAATCTCCTTTGGCTTGAATCCCTTCTCGACCAAGGCTTTCTTGGTGCGGGACTTTGTACCATCAGGAGCGAGCCACCAGTTACTCTTAGTGACTTCTTCAGTAGGCGCGAATAACTCACGCAATTCTACGTCAAGAGCAGCACGGCGACCCATAAGGGTAGCTGTAAGTTCTTCTGCTGCTTTAACGTCAAAAGGAAATCCGTTCATCTCTTGGATGCGGATAGCTTTAGCAAAGGCATGCTCTAGGTCACACGCTTGCTGGAGGCCACCTAATCCCTTCTTGAGAAAGAACTCATAGAGAGACTTAGTGACCTCCACATCTTGAACACAATAGTCTTCCATCTCTTGTGACCAAGTAGACCAGTCTTCAGTTTCCCCGTGGTCGCTCTTGTTGTTACCAATGCGATAACCCCAAGCCTTTAAGCTGTGGGAACCAATGAGTTGTTTAGGGAAGTCATTACGTTTGAAGTCGTCGCTACGAACGTCAGGATACATAAGACGAGCAATCACTGCGGAGTCTAACACACCAGTATGACGGAAACCGTAGAGCTTCCAAAGAGCGATAGCGTCAAACCCAATGCTGTTGTGTCCCACAATGTGGTCAGCATCAGAGAGGCGAGCGAGCCCTTCTTGGATAGTGTTAGAACGATAAGCCCAAGTGCCATGTTGGTCTATTATTACAAGGCAGTGCAGATCTTTAAGGTCAGATAGAGTTGACCAGTCTGTGATGCCGTTGGTTTCTATGTCGAAGTAAGCTATTGTTTTCATGTGTGTATTTAAATCAATGGTTAGTGTTCGGTGTTGTCAACGTCTTTTGTCCATAGTTGATGATACAACTTCAGAACGTCTGACATCTTCACGATTGATAGTAGGTCTTTACGACCACGGCGCTGGTATCCCTTGTAGAGAGCATCACGTCCTACTGACACTCGATCTCCAAGATCACACAACTTCTCACCCATCATGGCGAGGTCGTGACGTTTTACTAGAACGAAGTCGTCTTCTCGCTCGAAGGCAATCCAGTCGGCTTTCCCGTAGACCCATCCAATCTTACCTTGGACGTTCTTGAACTCCAGCCATACTAGATCGTCTTGTACGTTACTGTCCTTACGGGCAACACGCTTGCGAGCCTTCACGTCAATCTTACCGAAGTCAGAGACGTAATCCACATGAGAGAACTGCTCCATAAGGTCAGCCGCTCGCGCTTCAATAGCTTTTTCGTTTAACAGTTTAGCGAACATGGCTTCTACGCCTTGGCCTCGCTTCCATGATTGGTCTTGTATCCATCTGCTCATATACTCCTTTGTTTTGTGGTTGTGTGGTGATTAGTGTCCGAAGCCTGCTGTAGCGTCGTCGGTGTCCTCAAAGAGAGGGTTAGTATCCTCTGAGAGACGGCACGTTTCTTTATCGTAAAGAAGGTTACAAGCTACGCCTGTCTCACCGCTGAAACGGTTCTTAAGCACACGCAGGGTTGTCCTGTTACGGTTCTCTACGTCTTGCTGGTTACGCTCTAAGCCGATGCACATATCAGACAACTGGGCGATAGCAGCAGAGCCTCGGAGTTGTGCTAGGGATGTTGCCGCGCCTTCCTCGTGTCCCTTACCTTCAGGACGCTTGAGGTGGCTAACAAGCACCACACCAATCTTAGTCTCCTCTACAAGAGCACGTAGCTTGGTCATTGTGTTGTCGATCATACGACGCTCGTCACCATCACCCATACCAGATACGATGATAGAGAGGTGATCCAGAACCACGTAGTCTACATCCATAGCCTTAGCCATATAGCGGATGTGTCCAAGTAGGTTGTCGCTGTCTAGGGAGCCCCAGTGGTCATACAGGTAGAAACGACCTGAGCCGACTGTCTTCTTGTATGCCTCGTTGTATTTAGCATCAGGAGTAAAAGGCTCTAGGTGTAGAGGCTTGGACATCTCCAGACCAATGATACCATTAGCGGTACGCTCAATGGATTCCTCAAGAGCGATATAACCGAGCTTACGATCAGTAGTCTTGAGAACGTGTAGAGCAATCTCTTTACATACAGCAGACTTGCCGATGCCTGAGCCAGCGCAGAAGGTAACAATCTCACCTTTACGGAGACCGTGAGTGAGCGAGTTAAGTCCATAGTAAGGATAAGGGATGCTGTCGTTTTCCTTGGGGACTGTAAGGCGCTCGTACAACTCAGTGCCATCTACAATGTCATCTGGTCGCCATACCTTAGCGTTCCAGAAAGCTTGGATTACTTCTTCTCCTTTGTTAGCTAGAAGCATTTCGTTCGGGTCTTTCATGGACAACCGAGCGATCTTACAAGTACCAGCAGGAAGGATGTGAGCAACACTCTCGGCTGCTTCGCGTCCCGCCTTGTCCTCGTCAAACATAACAATAACTTCTTGCCACGATGAGAGCCATTCGAGTTGCTTCTTGAAGATTGTCTTGGCTGACTGAGCGCCACTAGGTAGTGATACTACTGGCCACTTGTTGCCTTGGAGTTGGCTAACAGTAAGGCAGTCAATCTCACCTTCAGTGATGACCAGCTTCTTACCGCCATTAGGCCACAAGTTCTGACCAAAGAAATAATTAGGAGAGCCATTGCAGTGAAAGCTCTTATCAGCGAACCGATACTTCTGGGCTACCTGTGTGCCGTCGAGGTTGCGGTAGTTAGCAACGTGACAGGGCTTACCATTAAGTTTCCCGATTTGATAACCATATTTAACGCATGTGTCCCTGTTGATGCCGCGTGGGGCGATGTCCATGAACTCTCCGTTTACGAATCCTAGTGGTGATACTTGTGCTTCCATTTTTGTGTGTTGTGTTGGTGTGTTTGTTTTGTCTCTGTTCGGTGTGAAGACACCGCAGGAGTAGCACTTGGTGCTTCCGTCAGAGTTGTGTGTGAGTGCATCGCTGCTTCCGCAGTCGGGGCAAGGTTGGTGTGTGGCTACTGCCTCTAAATCGTCCATTCGTGTGGGAGCTTTTTCTCGCACCAGAGGAACCCGTGTTTGTCGCACCAGTCCCCGTAGGTGGTCTTGCTCTTTTTGCTTAGTGTGTTTGATGCTCGTTGGAATACAAAGCGGATGTCGAGGTCGGGGTGTGCTTCCCTCACTCTCAGGTGTTTGGTTCGGTCTGACGCTATCCAATAGCCCTTTACCTCCAGTATAATTCCATTATCTAAAACGAAGTCGGGCGTGTACTTGCACTCCTTCGTGTAATCTAGTTTCATCGACTCGTAAGAGTGGGTAACCCCCGCCGCATTTAAGGCGGAGGCTACTGTCTCTTCGAACTTCGAACGGAACTTAGAACGGCGCGTTGGACGTTTCCGCTTCATCAGCTACTTCGAATGCTTGGTTGAGGGATTCACCGCTACCTACGTAGCCGTCTGCTTCAGCACCAAAGCCGAAGGAGCTATCACCGCCACCATACTCGATTAGATCAAGCACTTGTACTGCACGGAGACGCAGGGTGTATCCGAAGCCCTGACTTGGAACGAACCAAGTGTTGACCTCAACTGCCATCTTCAAGGTAGAACCACTGCCAATCTTAGGCATGTCGATCTTCTTACCTTGGCTGTCTACTGCTGCAATGGTGAACTCAAGAGTTCCCTTTGACTTAGTATGTACCTTAGCTTTCTGTTTAGCATAGATCTCGTGATCACCCTCATCGTTAATACGGAGAGGGGATGACGCTGCCATGCGGATCTTGTCTTTACCTTGGCGACTGCACTCTTCCTTGTAAGCGGCGTCAAGCTTCGGCTTTACGATTGCCTCGAAAGCTTTGAAGTCACCTTCACTTACGTGGAGCTTACAACTATAAACGCCATCTTCATCAAACTTGGTGTCTGGTGTGTCGATGCGTGGCCATACTGCTTTACCTTTTGGTGTTGTTATTACTTTGCTCATTTTGTTTTACTATTACCTGTTATCGGTGGTTTTTACTGGTCAGCTAGCGGAGTGCTAACTGAAGAAATATGTACTATCTTTGATTTTGGAGATGTCAGCAGTGCCATATTCTGGCGGCTCAGGAAGTTCTAATCCCGATTGCTGTTCTAATTGATGTTTCCAATCGCGTAAGAGGTCAACACTAAAAGTAGAAATAAATACATCTCGCAAACTTTTACTTAAAGCCTCGCACCCTGTGGCGTGAGTTCCGTAGCTGTCGTGTATAAATGCAAAGTCATAGATTCCCTCTTCTTTGTTAGCTTTGATGACTGTCTTATGGAGAGCAGCAGCATCTAGTGAGTGAACAAAGTTAGGGCTCACTCCGTTGCGCTGACGTACCTTGGATAGCTTGTCGTCGTTCTCACGGAAACGAATGTGAGTAGCTGTTCCGCTAATCCAAGTCTTGATGTTCTTACTTGTGAAGTTGAAGTATTGCTGGTGAACAGGGAAGCCACTAGGTGTAACCCAAGACACAGGTAGTTCAGCCTCGGTAAGTATTGCAGCGCAGTCTTGGAACCACTTCATGCATTCCTTGGGCTTCTCTAGGACGCTCTCAATGCCCTTCCAGACGGCTTTAGCAAGCACATGTACGGCAAGGTACTTCTCCTTATCGTCAAAGGGTCTTGTACGTCCCTCTCCGTGTATCTGGTCTTCGTACCAGTCAGAGATATACAAGCGGTTGCTGTATTCGGTGAGACCATACGAGTAACACATAACGGGGCGCTTGGTTGTCTTACGGTCTATTCCAAAGTTGATCCAAGCATTAGAGATAGCATCTCCCTTCTCTGCTTGCTTCTTTAGAATTACCTCCGCTTGTTTTGCAACCACCCCGTAGATGTCTGCTGGCTTGTCTGTAGGTAACACATTGGTAGCGGTCATCCCGTAGGGGTCACGAGTAAGCATAGATAGAATCTGAAGGCCGTTATTGGTGGCATCCATATTCACTGGGAGGAAGGTATCTAGCTTACCCGTGTTCTGTAGCGTTGCCCATTCAAAGCACCACGCAAGGAATTGCCAAGGGTCACCCGCTTCTGTCCATAGTAACTCCTTGGTAGGGTTAGCTGCGATACGGATGGCGTCCTTGGAAAAGTTCTCAGCCCACTCAGCGCGTTCGTCGAGTGTGACTTTATCATAGCCCCAAGTGTTAGCGCCTTGTATGCCTAACCACTTGCGGTCTGTTGCTGTCTTAATACGTTGAGGTCTAGCAAACCGAAGTAACCCACGGCACATGTCAGGGCCTTGGATACCTAGGAAGGCGGGGATGTTATATACGCGACCTCGGAAGTCACAGTGTGACGGATAGAAGAAACGACTACCTGTAAGCTTCTCTGCGAGGTAAAGCACCTTGGCTACCAACAGGCGGCGTGAGCGTGTACTCATGTTACGCTTGTGGACACCTGAAGCCATTGTGCGCCACTGGAGGTTGCTCAGTTTGTTGTCATGGAAGTCTTCAGGGATGTCAGGCATCACCTCGTCATCACGACTAGGAAGCCCTCCTACCTTTACCGAGTTCTTCCAAGCCCACTGCATGGTCTTCAAGACATCCTCGTTAATCTTCCAAGGTGTCTGTTGGATGAGGTTGCAAGCCTCCATAGGCTCATCAATCTTGCCCTCAACGCCACGAAGAAAGTCCATGTTAGTAGACTTGATGAAAGGAAGCTTTGGAAGGTCTGTGTCTTCTGTCTTGTATCCACCTTCCCACACGTTCTTCCACTCCATTGGTGTATCCACTGTAGGAAGCCAGAAGGGGCTTATGATCTCCTTGTGATAGTTGAACTCATCAATCCACTTGAGAGTGTCTGGAGAGGCTGTGACGTACCTTGTAGGGTTTCTGCGTCCTGTATCAGTAATGAACCTATACTCAATGATCCCTGTGACATCCCGAAGGAGTTCTACAAGGTTGATTCCTGCTGTTGCTACGTCTCGGCGTGTCCAAGTTGGCAGGTCTTCCATCAAACCCCTCTCGACCTCGTGCTTCATAGACAGTCGAATGTGATTCTTGGTAGCTTGCCAGCCACTCTTACGGGTAGCCCCTAGTACAATACCTTCACCCTTTGGGTTGTTGCGAACAAGGAACTCGGAGCGTCTCTGGTAGTCGATGACATTACCTACCTTGGTACACATAGCGGTCATCTTAGAGTTCTGTGTAAGCTGGTCTAAGACAGTACGGATAACAAGGAACCCTAGCTTCTCTGAAGGGATCTCTAGGATGTCTATCTGCCACCGTCCCTTGTTCTTAATTGGACGCCACTTAGCTTTTACGTCATCCAGTGCCTTGATATATGATGGCAATGCTCCACGTATTAAACGTTGCCCATAAGATGTCTCACTCTCCATACCACGGGCGCGGGCTCCCTCTACCTTATTGCGGTAGCGTCCCACTCCTACGGTGGTCATGTCAGTGTTGAGTTCGTCTTGTGTGAGCTGTGTGTCCATAGTCAATTATTTGTCAGTGATTTGTCACCTAAGCAAATAAATACTTAGATATAAAACGGATAAGTGTTTGTTTAAAAATGCTTATATTTCAATAGGGTTACGGCAAGAGGTGACAATAAAGACATTTACTATCCCATGAGCAATATGTTAACTTTTTTTGTAGTTATGTCAACGTATTGATTTGTAACGATAGTTTCTTTTAATTGTCACCTCGCACTTGCCTTTGTTTTAGCTCTTTTGACAAACTTTGTCAGCGATTTGTCACCTAATCCCCGTAGTGATCATCGAAACAGATAGGGCAGAGACCCTTTAGGAACACATCTGGCTTATCACAGAAGGCACAAAGCTCCTCTGGTTCGTTTTCTGGTTTGGGTGTGCCCGTCTTTAAGCCATCGCTGTCCTCGTAGTAAGTCATATTACCATCAGCATCACGCTCCCACCTCTCCCAGACGTCATTGCTGTCCTCGGAGTAAGTCGGATTACCATTGGCATCATACTCATACCTCTCCCAGTAGCCATCACTGGCCTCGTAGTAAGTCTTATAGCCATTGGCATCNNCGCTCTCGGTGATATTGTAGAGGTCTGCTAGTGGCAGCATGTGTGGATAGACAACTTTAACGTCGAACGACCAATCCATATTAGGCAAGCTCTGCATCTCAACGCGATCACCAAAGCCTTTCATCCGAAAGAAGTTGCCATCATCAAAGCGAACCATAGAGGAGCCGCCCTTAAATGCTACGTCTGGAGTGTTAGCCAAGACGCCTGAGTTAACGTGGAAGACAGAGGCAGAAGCCATGCTTGAGAAGGCAACAAGTGCCATTAGTATTAGTTTTGTTTTCATAATGTGTGGCGGTTTGTGTGTCCTCAGATGTAATTAAATGAGGACACGTTGGTTGTTTAATGTATGTGAGATTGTTGAAGAGCGTTCCTTGCGTCAAGCATATTTGTTGGAGTAAGTTTAGCGTACCTCAAAGTCATC